GAGGAGTTTCTCCCCTCTCTGTTCGATCTTGACCCTTTGGGTCAGTTCTTCACTGGAGTTTGACATGAGACAACGCACGAGATATCGCACTGTACCTGCCAATTTTATTTGGTCGAAGACCAATGAAAATGGTACGTACTATGCGCCGTCTCCGTGCCTGAATTTTGTTGAAGCGGAGGGTATCACCGATATCCCCAACAACGCTTTTAACTTTAATCCAGTGTCCCATGTCAAGGTGCTTCAGATTCCGGGAACCCCTCAGACATTCGCTCACTCGTCGTTGATGCCTTACCCTCATACGAGGGCGGTAGCATATGCGGGTAATCGACTGCCTCAGGAATGGAACTCGGAATCGAGCCTTCACCCCCGTCTCGTCGTAGACGATCTGGGTTCGAAGGTGGGGCTAATCCCCGAAGAAGATGCCGGCCAGTTTACTCGGGACGCACTTGACAAAGTGTTTAACCAAGTACCAGAAGTCCTGTCGATCGCGAATTTCATTCTTGAACTTCGCGAGCTTCCGGACCTCCTGCCTAAGTTGCAGGGCTGGTTGACTGGTCCCAATGCGTTCTTGAGTTGGAACTTCGGTTGGGTTCCACTCATTGGAGATCTCAAGAATGCATTGACTTTAGTTGCGCACGTTAACAAACGATTAGCGCACCTCAAGAAAGTGAACCAACGACTGGTGACTTTCAGTCATCAGAAGAAGTTCGTTCTTGTGGATGATCCGAGTCCAATTGGTTTTGTAGCGGATGAACAATCCATCTACAGCAACAATTGGCCTGCTCGGTTTCATACTAAAGAGCACTACACGGAAGTGACGGCGCGGATACACTTAGGTGTGTACCATGACCTTAACCTACGTGGAGTGGACACCTTCATCGCCGCTATGTGCGCTGCACTTGGCTTGAACAACCCTGCGAAGATAGTCTGGAATGCTATTCCATTCTCCTTCGTAGTAGATTGGCTGATAGCGATATCAGACTTTCTAGCGACTACCACCAACGTCCAGCCCTTTGAAGGGCCAGTGACAATAAAGTGGTCTTCGTGTTCGTTCAAGTCCAAGTCGTTCTTCACACACTACACACCAGTTTCCAAAAACGAGTTCGGTTTTGGAGAAATGGGTGCAGTTGCGGAGACACAGGTACATAGTTACCATCGAAGATCTGGCGTTCCACAAGGGACCATCAAGATCGACGGGTTAACCCCGTTTCAGCAGCAGCTGGCTGTCGCGCTCCTAGCAAGCTCAGGAGCTTGGCAGCCCTCTACTCGTCGCAGACGTAAGTCGCGACGTTAACATAGGAGGACCCCTCTATGGCTCTTCTCGACACAATCAGTCTTTCGGCTGACCTCGCGGGTGTTGCGGCGACGAATATGAATTCGTTCGTCCTCATCAAGCGCGGTCCGCTGGAAACTGAGCGACTCCACTCGGCTTCCGATCTCTCCAATCCGGAGCTTCTGATCGTCAAACATCAGATCTCGGGTTCGGAAAAGACCGGAGGTGTCATCGATCGACATCTTATTTCGTTCGTCAGAACGGAACGGGATGTCAATGCGGTGGCTCACCGTTCAGTTGTGAATCTCACACTGACGGTTCCTCGAGTTGGGCTGTTCGACAACGCGGACATGCTCCGTCAGGTCGCCTTCATGGCAAACCTGATGGGGGATGCAGCGCGTCGCAACGCCATCCTTCGCAACGAGTCGTAAGACTCATCGCTTCAGGATAGGCAGGACAGAGAAGAGCGTAAGAGGCCTTGGAGGGTTTCCCAATGGGTTCCCCGAAAAGCCAAGGTTTGGATGAGTTCATCCAGGCCCTCTTCTGCAAACTGTTCGCAGACCTCCAGCAACGCTGGCCCAAGCAGTCAAGATCTCTCTGTCGCGATCTCGAGACTTTCCAGTCTCGTTTCGCTTCGGAAGGTCTATCCTTCGCAACTAAAACTCTTCCTCGTTTGGGGAAGTTGTTTGATGCTGCGTTGGACTCAGGAAAACTCGAAGCCTCCCCCGCTTTTTCGAAAGCGAAGGGAAGCCGTACAATCCCTGCATTCCTGCAAGGTATGTACAGTCTCCTGTTTGACCGCGACGGTTACCTGGTCACGAACAATGCTGCGGCGGTCAGCGACCTCCGTCAGCTGTTCTACCTTGTTTACAAGCTGAAAGTTCCTTACTCTCCAGAGGATGAGCAGCGAGTGATCGATGCTTTTCTAAGGAATGAGGAAGAACTCCTGCATGTAGATCTCTCTTCGGTGGATCTCTCCGTCGAAAAGAGACTCATGGAAGAAATTCTTGAGGGGTTCACCCCCAAGGATATCATTCCACGACATGGTCCAGGTGCGGTTGCGACTGGTGAGAAACTAGAGCAGAAATGGCGCTTCCAGCGTCTCTTCTCTCAGATCCACCAGTCGTATCCCTACTATGATTACTTCATAGTGGGGGGCTCCCATGAACTTCTCGATCGGCTCGAGTGGTACAAGTCGCTCAAACGTGAAGACGTTGGAGTGGCAAAAGTAGTACTCGTTCCGAAAGATTCCCGCGGCCCTAGGTTGATCTCTTGCGAGCCTCTGGAATACCAGTGGATTCAACAGGGACTCAACCATAAGTTAGTCCGACATTTAGAGAGTCATCGACTCACTAGAGGTCAGATTAACTTTCAAGATCAAAGTGTTAATAGAGATCTTGCTTTGGAGTCATCCAAGCACCATTTCTATTGCACTCTTGACTTGAAGGACGCATCGGACCGTGTCTCGCTTGACCTTGTTCGCGAGCTCATTCCTGAGCCGTTGATTAGGTACTTCGAGGCTGTTCGGTCCCACGCAACACTTCTTCCTGATGGAAGAATTGTGACCCTGCGCAAATACGCTCCTATGGGATCAGCAGTTTGCTTTTCCGTAGAAGCTCTTTGTTTTTGGGTCATTTGTGTTGCGGCAGTCATGAGAAAACTGCCATGGGGGCTCCAGGAAGTTGCTCGTCATGTATACGTTTATGGGGACGATATAATCGTTCCCACAGTCGCATACGATGACGTCGTGAGCGCACTTCACTCTGTTGGCTTGGTAGTCAACATTGCGAAGTGCTGCAGCAACGGAGATTTTAGAGAGAGTTGTGGCATGGACGCCTTTGATGGCGTTGACGTCACACCTGTCAAGATCTCCGCGTGCTGGTCAGCGAACTCCTCGGACGGGTCCTGCCTCTCCTCTTATGCCGCCTATGCGAATGAATTCGCAAGGAGGGGATATGACGGAGTGGCAACTTCTCTTAGAATTGCTATCAGAAAAGTATACAGGTTCTTACCTTGTAGCACTGATTCTGATAGCTTTCCTTGTGAAGTGGTTGCGACGAGATTGGAAGCACACGCACGTAACTGTGCGATGGGATTCCGATTCAGAAGCAACCCGGACTTCCAGCGACTCGAATACAGAGTCAAAGTCTTAGTGCCGAAGCGTACTAAGACCACTCTCGAGGGCTGGCCTCGCTTGCTCCGCCAACAAGTTGGCCTCGCAGGCGAGAGACCGGACGAGGTAGTGCATCCCCGGAGCACTACATTAAGGTGGAGATGGAGTAGAATATGATATATTTTACCCATCTTCCTTAACCGGGTGGAGGCCGCCCCCCCCCGCGCTGCCCGCGCGTGGGCTCTGTCGGGTCCGGAAGGACCCGACTTTGGGTGGTGTTTGGGTGGCGTGGAGCTTCTAGCAGG